ATACCACCATCAGCAAGACGCCGAAAGTGACAGGCAAAGGGCAGGTATATTTTGTCAACAAATTCGTGAACACCGCCATTGCAGTTGGAGTGTGAGAGAATGAAGAAAGTATGTTTGGTTTGCATGAAGCCTTTTGATGGGCGCGAAAATGTAAAGTGCTGCCCGGATTGCAGGGCAGAAGGAAAGCGTATCTGTTCTCAATGTGGACGAGTATATATCAATCATCACAAAATCTCCATGTGCAACACCTGCAAGAATAAGCGCAGCCGAGAACATGAAGCAGAGAAGCGAGAAAAGAGGAAGATGGAGATGTGTGCTGATCGGAAACAACAGAGCCTTGACGAGAAAGCTGCGGCAGCGCGTGCGGCAGGCATGAGTTATGGTCGGTACAGCGCGATGATACGCGGGCTGCTGAAGGTGTGAGGTGTGTTATGGATGAGGCTGCGGTGTTTTTGTAAGGTTCGGAGACAGTTTTGCAAGGTTCGGTGCATGTTTAACGAATAAAACGCCGCAAAGCCGCGCCGCTTATGTGGTTCGGTATTGCAAGGTAGATTGTGTTATTTGTGAGGTTGGAGGCATGACACTATGGCAGAGCAGAAATGCAGTATCTTGAAGCAGTATTTTGAAGCAGTAAAGCAGTATCTTGAAGCAGTAAAGCAGTATCTTGAAGCAGTAAAGCAGTATCTTGAAGTAGTATATTGAAGCAGTAAAGGAGATGGTGGCGCATGGAGTTTACTCCACACGCGTATCAGAAATACTGCATTGTCCGTCTCGTCAAGGACGAGCGCGTTGCTCTCTTTATAGATAATCTTGCAGATGGAGCGCTGCGCTTTGCGGTGTTCAACGCGAGGTTGTTGTCTGTTCTGATTGATTATCTCCGTCAGCGAAAAGGCGCAGTGTGGTTTTATGCGCCACCACGTATCAAATTCCCGTTACGGATCGACATGGCAGCACCTTGTGCGATCCCTTCGGGAGGGGTTCTTGCTCCAATGCATGGCATTATTGAAGTAGAGCGTTGGGCGGATGCTGTTCCTGAAGATGTAATTCACCGCTGCAAGGAAAATGCGTAAAACGCTGCAAAGTCAGCGTAAGGAGGTCAGAAATGGCAGAGCAGAAATATCCGCAGAGTGTGGAAGTGAATGAGTACCGATACATTGACTATCCGTGGCTCAATGAAGTCGCCACAGGTCTTACGGCGGGCGCAGAAAAGCATCCGGGCGAAACGTGGCACGACATCCCTGCAAAGGAGCACGCTGTGCGCGCACTGCGGCATCTTTCGCTGTGGCTTGCAGGGGACAGGAGTGACGAGCATATCATCAACGCGAGCATGCGCTGCATGATGGCGCGGGTGATGGAGCGTGAGGAGGCAGTGAATCTTGCTATATCTCAGACACTGATGAAGCAGAGAGCAGGTGTGAAATGCTGAATTTTTGGGATTTTATGGCTATTGGTGCCATTTCGGTTTTCGGATATTTCGCGGTGGACATTATTGCGAGCACAATTCTAGAAATCTACAAGGGCAGAAGGGACTAAAGATGCGTGAGATCAAATTCCGGGAGTGGGATTGGGTAGAAAAACAGATGTGCCCTGTGATAGTTGCAGACTTTCAAGACACACAAGCTAAACTATTTTGTCGGTTTCCAAAATCGGGAACACAGGGGAATATCTCCGCCGATCTTATGCAGTACATCGGCGCAAAGGACAAGAACGGTGTCGAGATTTACGAGGGGGATGTCATTCGCGAAAATGCAGGGGAAAAATATAGGGATTATGTCGTTCGATGGAGTGATGGGAAATGTGGATTTATTGCCGATACAAAAGCTTTGTGCAAGGTGTTTCCCTGTCTGAATCAGGGCACTGCAAAGTATCTTGAAGTAGTCGGAAATATCTACGAGAATCCGGAGTTGGTGAGCAATGAAACAGATACTTGATGCGTGCTGCGGATCTCGGATGTTCTGGTTCGACAAGGAGCATCCGGCGACCGTGTTCATGGACAACCGCAGCTTTGCCCAAAACCTTTGCGATGGCCGACGATTCGAGGTCAAACCCGATCTGATCGCTGACTTCCGAGAGATTCCATTTCCTGACGAGAGTTTCTGGCTTGTCGTATTTGACCCGCCGCACCTGTGCAGTGCAGGAAAGACTTCGTGGCTCGGCATCAAGTACGGCGTGCTCGAAAGCACATGGCAGAATGATCTGCGCCGAGGATTCGAGGAGTGTATGCGTGTTCTGCATCCTTACGGCGTGTTGATTTTCAAATGGTCGGAAGATCAGATCGGCACGGCGGACGTTTTGAAGATTATTCCTAAACAGCCGCTCTTCGGGAATCGTAGAGGCAAGACAATCTGGATGGTGTTTATGAAATTTCCGAAGGAGGAATCCCAATGAACCACTTCGTAGGAATCGGACGCCTGACGAAAAACCCAAATGTAAAATACACGCAGAGCGGCAAGGCATGTGCGAAATTCACACTTGCGATTGACAGACGCAGGAGCACGGACGGCAAGCAACAGGCGGATTTCATACAGTGCGTTGCGTGGGAAAAGACAGCGGAGATCATCAGCCAATATGTCACGAAGGGGCAGAAGGTTGCCGTGGAGGGACACATCCAGACGCGCAGCTATGACGCGAATGATGGAAGCAAGCGCTATGTGACGGAGGTTGTCGTCAACAGTATGGAGTTCTGCGAGAGCAAGGGAGGTAGTACAAGTTCCACAGCACCGCCGGAAGCATCGCCGTCCGACACATGGGCTGCGAAGAACGCGGAGGAGGTTGAAGAATGGGGCTGAGTAAAAAAGATTTGCAGGAAATCCGAAGCGTTTTCAGCGATGAAATTCAGAAACTGAAGCCGCCCACGCGATACCGCGCAAAGGATCTCTCCAAACTCACGAAAAAGCGACTGTACGCCTATCCACTTCTCAAGATCAACATTGAGCGTTATAAAGCAGACATTGAGGATATCAAAAAAGAGGACATGGGAAAGTCAAAGAGCATCGTCATGTTCTCTCCGTCATCCAAAGACGGCGAGCGTCCGACGTTGGAGGAGCTGCGCGAGGCAAAGATCATGATCGTGGAGCGCAAAATCGCCCGCGACGAAAACGAGATCAGAGAAATCGATGCGGCACTATCGGCAATCCGAGACGATGAATATTATCCAATCATCGAAATGAGCTTCTTCCAGAAAATGAGCGAGGATGAAATCTGCAATGCTCTTAAATGCGCGAATGCAACGGTATGGCGGAACAAGGGGCGGCTGATCGACATCATGAATATCGCCCTCTACGGGGCGGACTGCAATGAAATTTTAGGGTGAAAAAAAGATGAAGTTTACAGGGTGAAGTTTTAGTGCTATACTATGCGCATGGGAAAAGTATGCCCAAAAGACATCGCTATAATGGCGGTGTCTTTTTCATATCACAAGAGAAAATTCTTGAAAAATCTCTTGACTTATGGTCGACCATAATATATAATATAATTACAGCAAGGGAAACAGAGCGAGTAGGCGGGCAAGCGCAGAAAGGAGGAGCACATGGACGACATGGGAATGACAGACAAGCAGTTCAACGCTTTCCTTCGTTTCATCATCGGCGACCTAAAGAAGCTGCAAGAGCAGATTGAGGCAGCGGAAACGGAACAGGCGAAGAAAGAACTGGAACAGCTCATCGAGAAGCTGCAGACATCCCTCGAAGGATAGGAAATCAAACAAGGGAAGCGGGGCGGAACTTGCCGCCGCCCTGCAATACTCCCTCATACGGCAAGAAAAGGCGGTGACAGTGATCGAAAAGAAGTTAGGGCGACCAACAGATAACCCGCGAACAGAGAAAATCGGCGTGCGGCTTTCCGTGCGCGAACTAACCATGCTGAACGAGTGCGCCGAGCGTCTAGGCACAACGCGGGCAAATGTCATCGTCATGGGCGTTGAAAAAGTTCATCAGGAACTGGAACGAAACTAAAAAGAAAAGCACTTTGCGAATAATGCAGAGTGCTTTTCTTATGCTCATGAAGGGAGGTGATGCCGTGCATATGGCATTGGACAGCACCTAAAAAGCACTTTGCAAATAATGCAGAGTGCTTTTTTCGTGGAATTTTTGCAGGTCGGGCAGAAATTTTGAAAAATCCTCTTGACTTTTGTCGACAAAATAGATAATATAATTATGTCGACAAAATAAAGGGGGTTAGATAGTGTCAGACAAGAAAAAAGTCGGCAGACCTATTTCGGGCACACCAAAGACGGTAAAGCTGACTGTTCGCGTAGATGATGAAGCGATGAGCATTCTTGATTCATACTGCGAGCGGAAAAAGGTGAGCCGTGCGGACGGTGTACGAGAAGGAATAAAGACATTGAAGGACAAATGAAAAGCAACCGTCCTACCGACCAAGGCTAAACGGTTGCTTGTCAGCTAGACCCGAAGGATTCGCTAAATCCATTATAGCATGATTCTTCGGGCAGGGAAAGGAAGAATTATATAATGGCAAACGAATTACAGATTTTTGAGAACTCAGATTTTGGAAGTGTTCGGACGGTGCTCATTGACAAAGAGCCGTATTTTGTCGGCAAGGATGTCTGTGAGGCGTTCGACGACAAGAACTACAACCGCAGCCTTGGGCGTATTGACGAGGAGGATAAGCGACGCGAGCAGATCACCGACTCCCTCGGGCGCAAGCAGGAAGCTGTTCTCATCAACGAGAGTGGGCTTTATGCTTTGTTGTTCGCAATGCAACCTCAAAAAGCGAATCATGATGGGGTATCAGATGCGTACCCCATCGAAGTCCGCGAGAGAATTGAAAAACTGCGCCGCTTTAAGCGTTGGGTTACGCATGATGTTATCCCCGCCATCCGCAAGACAGGCTCATACAGCACGATGCCATCCGACAAGCAAGCATTCAAGGAACAGGAACTCAGGACCCGTATGCTGAATGCACGCGTGCGTGAGTCGAACCAGTACCTCAAAATCGCTGCGCAGATCGACATCCCAGAATATCGCTACATTCTGCAAGCGAAGTCTGCAGAGGCTCTTAACAACGGCGTTCCCGTTCTTCCCATGCAGGAAGTTGAGCGCAAGACCTACTCAGCAACGGAGATCGGTTCGATGTTCGGTGTGTCGGCACACAAGATCGGCAAGCTCGCCAAAATCCACAATCTCAAAACGACGGAATATGGAAAGTGGTTTTATGACAAAGCCGCCTATAGCGCAAAGGAAGTTGAGACATGGCGCTACTACGAGAGCGCCATCCCCGTATTCGAGGGCATCTTTGGACGTGAGGCAGTGTAATAACTGTGCAGACTGAACGCCATAGTACCAACCGATAAAGGGCAAAGAAAAAAGCACTCGCCTCACAACCACGAGACAACGAGTGCTTTCAGTCCAACCCGAAAGGATTGATGAATCTATTATATCATCCTTTCTGGGAAAAAGAAAGGATGAATCACATGGGAGAAGTAGTTGCGATTGGAAAGGCAAGAAAGCCTGTTTCAAAAGAGTGTAACATCCATGCGAATCTTGAGAAGTCGCTGAACTTGAAGGAGACGAAAGCTCTTTTCGTAGACAATGCGTTTTGCATTGAACACATTGATGTGGTGGATGCTCCATGCGCGGCTCGCTTGTTCGGACTGGAAGCCGTACACTTCGCAATAGAAAAGGGATTTGATACGGGCAAAGCAACGGTGATTCCGTATCGCATCGGCGAAGATGGAAGAAGCTACTTGACGATGTACGGTTTCTTGGTCGCGGCAACGTACCACAACATCAGCATCATTCGCGGAGAGCAAAGCAAGCGCAAACATGGCAAGCAGTAAACAACTTCACGCCGAACCCGTTCAATTATGAACGGGTTTTCTCATACAGACAAGGAAGGCAATAGGTTCTTCCGGCGCATTGAAGCGGTGCGCGTCGCTTTCGAGCCCACCGTTTGTTTAGCTGCAAATTTTTTCATGGGGTTAATAAATTTTTTCGAGCCGCCGGAACGGAAAACAACCAACTAACTAGGGACTTGAGAAAAAAGTGAGAAAAAGATTTACCAAATCGGAGGTGATTACGCATGAAAGTCAAAGGGGATGTCAAGAAAATCACGGTCACACAGCGGCAGCTTGCATCGGCTTTTGGCGTAACACCCGCACGCGTCAATCATCTCATCAAGGATGAAATCGTCGTCCGAGATGAGGATAATCCGGGCGGTGCAGTTCTGCTCTACGAAAGTGTGAAGCGTTATTGGTCGGGGCAGAAAAACGAAGAGGTCAGCATTGAGGCGGAACTGGACTTGACGCGGGAACGCGCCAAGCACGAAAAGACAAAGCGCGAAATCGCAGAGTTGCGCCTTGCGAAAATGGAAAACCGCGCCTATGACGCCAAGACCGTTGAACTTGTTCTGACGGAGATGTTATCCAACTTGCGCACGCAGCTTCTCGGGATGCCGTCGAAACTCGCGCCACAGCTGGAAGGGAAGCCGAGAGAACAGATTTATGAGTTTATGACACGCGAACTGGAGGAGCGCCTTTCAGAACTATCCGAATACACGCCGGAATTGTTTACAGAAAAGGAGATCGAGGCGGACGATGAGGACAGCAGTTGATCTATGGCGGTACATATCCCGCAAGGGACTCAAGCCACTGCCGAAAACAAGCGTATCCGAATGGGCGGACACATACCGCGTGATCTCACAGGGCAATGCAGAGCCGGGGAGGTGGCGGACGTCGCGTGCAGAATATCAGCGGGAAATCATGGATGCATTTACACAGTCGGGGATTCACCGCGTTGTTGTAAAATCAGCGGCGCAGATCGGAAAATCAGATGTAATGAACTGTGTCATCGGTCGATTCGCCCACCTTGACCCTGCGGTAATCATGATGATTCAGCCGACCATCGAGATGGCGCAGGACTACTCCAAGACGCGCATCGCGCCGATGCTGCGCGACACAAAAGTGCTCAACAATCTCTTTTTCACTGTCAAGGGGAAGGAGGATTTCGGCACAGCGAAAACACGCGACGGAAACAACACGATTCTCTCGAAGATTTTCCCCGGCGGCAGGCTCATCATGTGCGGCTCGAATTCCCCGGCGGGGCTTGCATCGCGTCCCGTGCGCGTCCTGCTCGCTGATGAGGTTGACCGATTCGCGCAGACGGCGGGCACGGAGGGCGATCCCGTTGACCTTGCGTCAAAGCGCATGACGACGTTCTGGAATCATGTGTCGGGGCTCTTCTCCACGCCGACCACGGAGGGTGCGAGCCGCATTGAGACAGAATACCTCGCAGGGACGCAGGAGGAATGGCGGCATCAGTGCCCGAATTGCGGAGAATATCACGTCCTGCGGCACACGGAGATGGAGTGCGACCATGAGGAGAGCCGCGACAAGGACGGCAACGTCACTTACGTCATGAAAAAGGTGGAATGGCGGTGTCCCGACTGCGGATTCAAATTCTCTGAACGGCAGATGAAGGACACACCACAGCGGTACGAGATGCAGAATCCCATTGCCCTTGAAAACGGCACACGCTCCTTTTTCGTCAATGGCTTTTCATCCCCGTGGCTGACGTGGAACGGCATCATGAAGGAGTGGTACGAGGCGAAGGGCGACCCGCTGAGAGAGCAGGTCGTTGTCAACACGAGATTCGGCGAGACTTATCGACTGATCGGCGCGTACGACGATGAGATGCAGTTCCTGCGCCGCCGTGAGAAGTATGAGGCAGAACTGCCGCGCGGCGTACTCCTCTTGACTGCCGCCGTTGACGTGCAGGGCAATCGCCTTGAGTATGAGATATGCGGATGGGGATTCGGCGAGGAGTGTTGGGGCATCCAGAAAGGAATCATCCCCGGCGATCCTGACCGACAGCGCATATGGCAGTTACTCGACGGCGTTCTTGACCGCCCCTATCATTTCGCCGACGGAAACAGCCTAAAAGTGGCGCGGACGTTCATCGACACGGGCGGACTGTCAACGCAGAATGTATATCTCTACTGCCGAAAAAACCTGCATAAGCAACGCATCGGCATCAAGGGGCGCGGCGGATCGGGACTGCCTCTGATATGGCGGTACAGCAAGCCGTCGAAAGAATACGGCATCCCACTTGTTATCCTCGGGGTCAACGACGGCAAGCAGCAAGTAATGACGCGCCTCGGACTTGAACAAAAGGGGCAGCAGTATTTTCATTTTCCCATGGATGATAGCCATATCGGACAGCGCGGATATGATCAGATTTATTTCAAGGGCATCATCGCCGAGCAGCGCAAAGTCACGCGCAAGGGCGGCATGATCCAAGTCGTATGGGAGCCGATCAGCAAGGATGCCCGCAATGAGCCTCTGGATCTGCGCGTCTACAACCTTGCGTGCATGAAATCCCTGCTGCCTCATATCAACTGGGAAAAAATAGCGGAAATGCTCGGCGTGAATGTGCCGGAGGAGGCACGAAAGAAAAAGGCGAAGCCGAAAGCGGCGGAGCGTCCGAAACGACCACCGCAGGCGAAATCGCGCAGCATGAATCTATATTGACAATACGGGACGGTGGGAGCCGTCCTTTTTGATGGGGAGGATGATGATGTGGCGAAATCGGAGACGGTCATTATTGAGCGACTGGAACTCTACTACGAGGCAGAGCGGAAAGTCTTGCGCGGGCAATCCTACACACTCGGCAACAGACAGCTGACACGGGCGAATCTCGCCGAGATCCGAAAGGCAATCAAGGAGCTTGAGAGCGAATTGGAGCAGATGCAGGGACGTTCGCGCGGCTTTTCAAAGCGCGTTGTATTTCACGACTAGGAGAAAGCATGAGAAAACGGAAGCACAGACCCGCAAAGGCGCGGATGCCGACGGCAAGCGAGGAAATGCGGGTCAAGAACACAGGTTATTCTGAGGGCGGCGCATCACATACAAGCGGCATCCTGAAAGCCTATCATCCCGTCCGCGCGTCCGCGAAGTCGGACATTGATGCAAATCTCTATACCCTGCGCAATCGCTCGGCGGATCAGGCAATCAATACACCAATCGGCGCAGCGGCGATTCAGACGAGTTCGATGCACACTGTCGGCGCAGGGCTCAAGGTTTTCCCCAAAATTCACTATTTGGACTTGGGGCTGACGCATGAGGAGGCGCGGGCGTGGAATCGCAAGACGCGACGCGAGTTTGACCTATGGGCAGCATCAAAACACTGCGATCTCTACCGCCGCAACAGCTTCTACGACTTGCAGGATCTTGCGTATGTGGCGTATCTCGTAGACGGGGATTCCTTCGCTCTCTTTCGGAGGAAGCCGCCGACGCAGTTTATGCCGTATAGTCTGCGATTGCAAATCATCGAAGGGAATCGCATATCGAATCCGTATAGCGGAAACCTTACGGGCGGCTATGGTGCGTTTTCCGTTGAGGCGAAGAATCAGAGCAACGGGAATCGGATTGTCAGCGGCGTGGAGATCGACGCGGAGGGTGCGATTGAAGCCTACTGGATTTCCAACAAAGTACCGGGCGATCTCGTAGAAGCAGCACAGATGAGCGAATGGGTGCACGTCAAGGCGTTTGGCGATCTCTCAGGAATGCCGAATATCGTGCAGATATGCCACGACGTGCGCTCGGAGCAATATCGTGGTGTTCCGTATCTTGCACCCGTCATCGAAACGCTGAAACAGGTGAGCCGTTACACGAGCGCAGAACTCACGGCGGCGATCATCAAGAGTTTCTTTGCACTGTTTTTTACCAATTCGCCCGCAGGGGCAAGTGGACTCGAAGGAATCGCCCCGTCTGCCATCTATGGAGACGAGGAGGAGCGCGTTGACCCGCACGCTCCGGTCGTCGATGTATCGGAATACGGGCTCGGTCCCGGCACGCTAAACGCCTTGCCCGCAGGGGTGGACGTCAAGGCAGTGGACGCAGGGCGGAGCATGAGCACCTTTGATCCGTTCGTGACGCAGCTCATCAAGCACATCGGCGCGGCAATCAACATTCCATACGAAGTTCTCATGAAGAACTTCACAAGTTCCTACAGTGCATCGCGTGCGGCAATGCTGCAGGCGTGGGAGGAGTTCAAGCTGCGCCGGACGTGGTTCGCGCGTGACTTCTGCCAACCTGTCTATGAAACGTGGCTTGCCGAGGCGGTCGCTATCGGGCGCATTGATGCGCCGGGCTTCTTCGACGATCCTGCCATCCGAGCGGCGTGGGTGAGTGCGGATTGGTACGGGCCCACCATGTCCATCCTTGACCCTGTAAAGGACATCAAAGGGAGTGCGATGCGTGTGCAGTACGGGCTTTCGACTCGTGAGCGCGAGGCGGCAGAAATGACAGGGACAGACTTCGAGGAGAATCTGGATCAGCTCGCATGGGAGCTGAAACTGATCGAGTCCAAGGGACTGACGCTTGGAACGCCCGAAGTGCTCGCCGGGAAAGACACGGAGAGCGAGGACGAACAGAAGGGAGGTGAGGATGATGGAGGAGTTTTGGAAGTTCAAAAATAACGCCGACGGTGAGGCGGAGCTTTTGCTTTACGGCGAAATCTCGGATGCGTCATGGTACGGCGATGAGGTAACGCCGAAAAAATTCGCTGAGGATCTCGCAGCGTGCGGCGGGAAAGATTTGACCGTGCGCGTAAACAGCCCTGGCGGCGACGTGTTCGCGGCACAGGCAATCTACAATCAGCTGAAAGCTTATACGGGCAAGGTCACCGTCAAAATCGACGGGATGTGCGCGAGCGCGGCGACCGTGATCGCGTGCGCGGGCGAAACGGTCATCATGCCGAGCAATACGATCTACATGATCCACAATCCGAAATCCGCGATGCTCGGCTACTACGATGCCGTCCAGCTTGGAAAAGTGTCTGACCGCCTCACGACCGTCAAGCAAACCATCGTCAACGTCTACATGGGGCGCGTAGGGAATACGCTCTCCGAGGTGCAAGTGAGGCACAAGATGGACGCCGAGGAGTGGATGACCGCTGACAAGGCGAAGGAATACGGATTTGTTGATGAGATCACAGATGAGATCCCCATTGAAAACCGATGGGAGGATAATCTGCTGATCGTTAATTCTGTATCCTGCAAGTTGGACAGGTTCGAGAACGTGGCAGAGTTGCGGGCAATTTTGCCGGAGAAGAAGAAAAGGAGTGATACCATTATGGGAATGACAACAGCCGAGGCACTCGCAGCAATCAAGAACCTCTTGACGGGCGAGAACAAGGAGGTGCAGACGCAGGAAGCGCAGCAGGACACGCCGGCGCAGAATGCGGAGGATGTTCGCGCGGCAGCAGTGGCAGAGGAACGGGCACGCATGGCGGCACTTGATGCACTGAAAAACGGAAATCCCGCCGTTGACAGCATCGTTGAAGCGGCGAAGGCAAACGGGGCGACTGCTGAAAGCGTGAAACCATACATTGACGCCGCCGCAAATGCGCCTGTTACAGGAGTGGACACGAAACACGAGGAGAAGATGCTTGCGTCGATTCGTGCGATTCTGCAAGACAGCAAGGAGTCCAATGCGGACGGCGTGCGCCCTACGCCACAGCCGTCGAATGGCGGCGAAGCGGCAGAGAAGGAACGTAATATCTCTGATATTGTAAACTTTGCCAATCGGATGAGAGGAGTGGAATGAAATGAGCTATCACGAGACGATCAAAGACGCGACGGGCTATGATGAATTGCTGGCAGGGAGCGAGATCGCCATCCTGACGAAAAACGTTACCTTGAAGCAGGGCAAAGTCTATCGACGAGGGATGCTGCTCACGGCAAAGAAGGACGGCGGCACGGGTGCGATTAAGGTGGAGCAGACCGTAAAGGACGGCGCGGCGGATTACGTCCTGTATTCCGATGTGGATGCAACGAAAGCCGATACCGTCGGGACGGTCTACGTTTCGGGGCGGTTCAACCGCGAGAAGCTGATTGCCGCCGCAGGCGACACAGTAAACGCACACGAGGAGGAGCTGCGCACAAAGGGCATCTTCCTCACGTCGCTGAAGTAAGGAGGAACTGAACATGCCGATGATTGACTACAATGACACGATTTCGCTGATGGCGGCGATGGAACGTATCAAACCGCCTGCGAGTTTCCTGCTTGACACGTTTTATCCGATTGTGCCGCCGACGGCGACGACATCGACCATTATGACCGAGTACCGCAAGGGCGGTCGCCGTCTTGCACCGTTCATCGTGAGCGGTGCGAAGGGCATCAATATGAAGCGCGACACGTCATGGATCGACACCTACACGCCGCCGATGGTCGGCCCGCGCAGAACGCTCTCGCCCGAGGATGTTTTGCATCGTTCCTTTGGCGAGACGGTATACAGCACCATGACCCCGGCGCAGCGTGCCGCGCAGATTCAAGCGCGGGACTTTGTGGAGCTGCAAAACATGATCATCAACCGCAAGAACAAGATGGCGGCAGACATCCTCACGACGGGGCAGTGCGAAATCAAGGGCTATGCGGACGACGGTGAGACGCACGTTCTTGATGTGCTGAAATTCGACGGATGGACACAGAAGATCACGCCAAGCGTGACGTGGGACAATCCGTCCGCAACGATTTACTCTGACATTAAGAACGCATCCATGATGATTCAAGAGAACACGGGCATCATCCCGACGATCATGCTCTGCGGTAAGAACATTGAGAACTATCTCATCAAAAATAGTGAGATCCGCGACTGGCTCTCCATTCCGAACCGTGAGAACCTTGCGATGCTCTCCTTTGCGCCGCGCTTCACGAGTCCGCAGATTCGCCGCATCGGGCTTTTGCAGGCGTTGAATCTGGAAGTCTACTCGTACACGGAGACGTACACAGACGATGACGGCACAGTGAAGCCGTTCCTCGGCGATAATGACGTAATCATCGCCGTTCCAGGACGCGGTCGTCAGCTGCACGGTGCGGTCACGCTGCTCAATCAGCAGAAAACGGGCTATGACACGTTCATCGGTCAGTATGTCCCATACTATAGCGGGAACGCAGACACGCAAGTCATTGCAATCACGATGTATAGTCGCTTTCTCCTTGCGCCGGAGTGGGCGGATGACTGGGCACTGATCAAGACAAAGGGGTGAGCACGATGAAGATTATCGTTAAGCGTTTCTGTCTGTCACATAACGGCGCGATTTACACGGCTGGTGACGTGGTAGAGATTGAGGACACAAAAACGGCAAAGCGGCTTGTCGCTCGTTCGGATGGCGACCTTGAAATCTACCACGGAGACGAGTTTGCGGACGTTGAGGATGAGGAAGACGAGAACATCGACGCCGAAAACGAGGATGGCGACACATCAGACGACGTGTCCGATTCGGACAGAGATGATGACGCGGCGGGGATCCCTGTTGTTGACCCCGCCGCCGCCGTCCGGACGGAGGGCGACACTGAGAAAGGAGGAGGCAGAAAGAAATGAGCACGTTCAAGGAGGATCTCAACGAAGATCTGAGGGACGTGTTTTTTGATGTCGATGAATTCGCGGAGGAGCATGACCTAAACGGGACGGTTTGCCTGTGCGTTTTGGAAAAACCGCGCACCGAGGAGAAATACCTGCGTGGCGCGACGTATGACGCATACGAGGGGATTCACGGCGTCGGCGTGACCGTACACGTTGCGTCGCGCCTACTCAAGGAGATCCCCGTGGAGGGAATGCGGTTCGACATTGACGGAGAAGTTATGCTTGTGGATTCGTGCACGCATGAGGCGGGGCTGCTCTCCATCGCGCTCAAGGGGCATGACAGCTGACAAGAGGAGGAATGCCGCAATGATAAAAGTGGACGTGTCGCAGGACGACGCGGAGAAAATCAGACAGACACTCTCCTCGCTCTCGGGACGGGAACTGCACGCAGTTCTCGGCGCATCGGGGAAACGCGCAGCGCGTCACGGCATGACCGTAGGCGCAAAGAAAATGCGCGAAGCCTACACCATCAAGGCGGGCGTTGCAAAATCCCGCATGAAAGTAGAGAATCCGAGTACGCTTGATACCGTCATACGAATTGAGGGCGGCACAGAGCCCGTCAAGAACTTTCGTGGAACGCGGAGGCGCAAGGACGGTGTTTTCGTGTCCATCAAGCAGGACAGCGGGGGCGTTGTCCCACGCTCCTTTATACACGGAGATGCCCCGCTCATGCGCGAGGGGACAGAACGCTATCCACTCAAGGGCATCTATGGTCCATCCGTCCCACAGATGTTCGATGAGGACAGCGTGATCGAGACGACAATGGATGCTGCGTTAGAGAAGTACGAAGAACGAATCGTCCAAGAGTTATATTGGCGTATAGGAGGGAAAACATGACACCGTGGCGATGTGCAGAGGAGATCGCGGATTTTCTGGGTGAGGAAATCAAAAGATATGACGAAAAGTCAGGCACAGGAGAAGCCCATGCGGGCTTTTTGCCGATTGCCGATGTGAGGACGATGAAAAAGGAGCAATGCCCGCACATCGTGATTCGTCCGCACAAGGTAAAGGACGAGAAGAAAGAACGCCTTGCAAGTATGGCGGTCTATGTCGTTGTATGTCCTGAGGAGGAGAAGTGCGGAGCAGAAAGTCTCTATCACATCTTGGAGTTCCTGCGCTTTTCGCTGCTCTCAAAGAACCCGATCAAGAACCGCTGGTTGATTGCGGAAGGTGCACTCGAAACGAGCATCCCGGATGAACAGCCCTATCCGAAATACTGGGGGCGCATTGATTTTGATGTGATCCTGCCCATCGTTAAGAACACGCCGAATGATATTCTTGGCAGGATATGAGGAAGGAGGACACATGAAAGAGACGGAGACAGTGGAGCTTTCTGCTCCACTGAAAAAGAAGGAGAAGGAAACAGCGATTGAAACGGTCGCACAGCCGATGATCTACATCGGCCCGAGCATTCGAAGCAGCGATCTTTCAACGTATAAAGTTTTTGCGGACGGGATTCCGGAGGCGTTCAAGAATGACCCAATCCACGCGCCGCTTTTTGTTTCGCCGGAAAATCTTGACGCGGCACGCGCCGAAGTCAAAGAGATGGGATCATTCCTCAACGTTCTGTATCAGAAAGCCGTACAGGAGTATGAGGAAAAGGAAAGGCGGTAAAGAATATGGCATTTTTTCACGGTGTACGGGTGAAGGAAGTACCGACTTCCATTCTGACGCCCGCAAGTACAACGGCGGGGCTGCCTGTCGTATTCGGGACAGCACCCGTCCATCTGACGGCTGACCCGGAGAAGAACATCAATCGCCCTGTCATCTGCTACAGTTGGAATGAGGCCGTTGCGGCGTTTGGATATTCGGATAACTGGGACGAATACACACTTTCCGAGGTCATGTATGCGCAGTTCAAACTCTATGGAGTAAAACCGATCATCTTTGTCAACGTGCTTGACCCGAAAAAACACAAAGAAGAGGTCAAGGATAACGATGGGCGCACAGTCGCGGCGGGGCGCATCACACTTGCCGATCCGGTCATTCTTGCCTCGCTCAAAGTCAAATCCTCGGCAGCGGCAGAACCCGCAAAGAACATTGAGGACTATACGGCGGCATACAACGATGACGGGAAGCTCGTCATCTCCGTTACACCGACGGGCGCACTCAAGTCCGCCGATAAACTCTATCTTGAATACAGCAAGATCGACCCATCGAAAGTGAGGGACACGGACATCATCGGCGGTGCAAGCAAGACGGGGACGGCGGGACTTGAGTGGTTGGATTCCATTTATACGCTCTTTTCTCTTGTTCCGGGGATTGTCGCCGCGCCGGGCTGGTCAGACCGTCCGAGTGTTGCCGCCGTCATGAAGGCGAAGGCGATGAACATCTCCGGGCTGTTCCGCTGCATCTGTCTGACGGACGTGGATACGGGCGCAGTAAAGCACTACTCCGACGTGAACGAGTGGAAGAACAAGAACAGCTATACAGGTGTGAATCAGGTCGTATGTTGGCCATGCGTCAAGAGCGGCGATATGGTTTTCCGCATGTCCACGCATATCCTCGGCATCATTGGCGTTATGGATGCGGCGAATGAGGATGTGCCGTATCAGAGCCCGTCGAACCTCTCCATGCAGGCGACGGGCATCTGTCTCAAGGACGGCACGGAAGTCGCGCTCTCGCTCGATCAGGCAAACCTCCTAAACAGTCAGGGAGTTATGACCGCACTCAATTTCAGCGGCGGATGGAAGAGTTGGGGAAACTACACAGGCGCATATCCGGCCATCACAGATGTAAAGGACTCGTTTATCTGCGTACGTCGAGTGTTTGACTGGCAGTATCAGACGTTTATCCTAAATTACTGGCAGAAGGTGGATCAGCCGCTGATGCCGCGCCTTATTCGGACGATTGTTGACTCCGAGAAGATCAGGCTTAACGGACTCGTGTCGCGTGGATTCCTGCTTGGTGCAGATGTGAAATTCCTCGAAGAGGAGAATCCGCTCACAGACCTCCTGCAGGGGATTATCCGCGTACACAGTTACATCACGCCGCCTGTCCCCGCACAGGAGATCAACGACATCCTCGAATACGATGTTAACAACTTCAAGGCGCTCTTTGGCTGAGAAACGAGGTGAAATAAATGACCATTCCAGAAGTAATCAACGATATGCGTTGCTACATCGACGGAAACGACGACTGCATCAGCGCATCCAGTGTGGAGCTTCCTGATCTTTCGTCCATGACCACAGAAGTGAAGGGAATTGGCATCGCCGGGACGATGTCTGCACCGATTCACGGACATTATGAGAGCCTTGAGGTCAAGGTGAATTGGCAGGTGCCGACAAAAACGGCGATGCGCTACCATGGCGGGAGAGCAATCAAGTTTGAAGCGTATTCTGATGTGCAGGGATTCGATTCCGGGGCAGAAGAATATACACATGAACGTTATCGTGTGGTCGTTCGCGGGCGTGTCAAAACCTATTCGGGTGGCAGCTTAGAAGCGGGGAATACGTCGGGGAGCAGTACTACAATTGAGGTACATTACTATAAACTTGAGTATGGCGGCGAGACGATCGCAGAGATTGATAAGTACGGCTACAAAGCCATCATCGGCGGGAAAGACTTACTTGCTGCGGTGCGCAAGAATATTGGTATGAACTAGAGGAGAACAGGATAATGGCAGAGGATAAAAAGAACAAGTTAGACAATGCTTTGAAAGCAGAGGCAGAGGATGTGGAAGTGTACGATGCTGAACCCGTTGATGAGGCAAACGTGATCCAGCTCAAAAAGCCAATGCACAGCGGCGCAACAGAGATTCACCTTGACTTCGATCACGTGACAGGCTACATCCTCCTGAGGTGCGAAAAGGAGGCAAAGAAAGAAGATCCGCTGATCAGCGTCATGGCACTCTCGCAGGCATATCAGGCACGTGTCGCAGCAGCGGCGGCAAAAATGAAGTTCGATGAGATTCTGGAACTCTCGGGCGCGGACTTTACGGCAGTCTGTCTCAAGGTACAGAATTTTTTAATGGGATCGCGCTAGGAGACAGCCTCCGGCGCTCCGCTCTGCGCATGGCCAAATACAGCAATTCCCCTATTGGCATGTTTCTTGAAATGCCGACAGGGGAATTTAGCTGTTGGATGCAAATCATGAACGCGGAGATCAAACTGGAAGAAAAAAAGGCAAAGGCAGCCACACATAAAAAATAGCCGCCTTGCGGGCGGCTCTATGGAATCATGGGAGGTAGCGGGCGGGTTTTTGCGGCGGGACGGGCGGTGCGCCATCGCTACGGTGAACGAAATTGTAGACAGTTTCAAGAAGCGTAGAGATTGAATCCGTCGTGTTTGCAAAAGCTCCGATCAGTAACCATCCGAAAATAGTAACAACCATCATGGAACAAAAAACAAGAATCATAACGGCTAAAAAATCCATGTTCGTTCCCTCCAATCCGTTCATACCTGAGTAATTCTTGCTTTCAGCATACAGGGGAGGTGATACTTTGTCAACCGGAAAAACATTCGCGCTCGCCATTGCGCTTAAGGCGACCATCGACAGCAGTCTTGCATCTGGGATTGCAAAAGCGGCACAGTCCATCCAGAGCGTCGCACAGACCGCGCATGCGGCCAACGCGCAACTGGATAAGGGGACAGCGGCATTGCGTGGCTATGAAAGCGAACTTTCAAATATCAGCGCAAAGTCCGCGCAGTTTATAACGCTCAAGCGTGCCATTCAAGATAATTCAAACAGCCTCACCGAGGCCCGCGCCCGCGCGGCGGCACTCGCAGGAGAGTTCAAGGCATCGCAGCAGGAGACGGCGGCACTTAAAGCACGCGTCGATCAGGCAAAGGAAAGCCTCGACCGCATGAAGGGAACGCTCACACCTGCGACGTTCAAAGCTGCAAAGGCAGAACTCAAGAGTATGACCGCCGCATACAAGGAGAGTGAGGAACGGACAAAGGCTCTCGGCAGGGACTTTGAGGAGGCGAAGAATAAGGCGGCGCGGCTGAAAGATACCCTATCAAATCAGCAAGCCGCACTTCAAGGTGTCCGTACCTCGCTCACCGAGGCGGGCATATCGACAAAGAACTTTGCTGAGAGTCAACGCACGGCACAGGAAGCCCTACAGAAAACCATCGACAAGGAGAAAGCCGCGATAGCACATCGTGAGAAGATGGCAGGACTGCGTGAGAAAAGACAGGGCGCAAGCGAAAAATTTAGCGCGGCAAAGGGAAACTTCATGGAAGCGACGCTTTTTGCGGGGGCGATTGCCGCGCCACTCATCGAAGCAACGCATGAGGCAATCAAGTTTGAGTCTGTGATGGCGGATGTGCGCAAGGTCGTTGACTTCGATACGCCGCAGCAGTTCAAGACAATGTCGGGTGATATTCTCAAACTATCGACGGAGCTGCCGATGGCGGCGGAGGGGATTGCTCAGATCGTCGCGGCGGGCGGACAGTCGGGCATCGCACGCGAGGATCTGCTTGCCTTTGCCGAATCTGCAACAAAGATGGGCATTGCCTTTGACATTACCGCAGATCAGGCGGGCGATATGATGGCAAAATGGCGCACGGCGTTCAAAATGAACCAGGAGGAAGTCGTTGCGCTTGCCGATAAAGTCAACTACCTCGGTAATACGACAGCGGCATCCGCGCCGCTCATCTCGGATGTTGTGACGCGCATCGGCCCGCTTGGTGAGGTCGGCGGCGTTGCATCGGGGGAGATCGCCGCGCTTGGTGCGTCGATGGTCGGCGTTGGTATTCCGTCAGAAGTCGCGGCAACGGGCATTAAGAACCTCATTCTTGGCATGGCAGCGGGCGAGGGGGCGACGAAGTCACAAGCCGCTGCATTTGCCGCGCTTGGCATGACGGCTGAGGATGTAGCGAGCCGGATGCAAGTGGACGCAAAAGGCGCAATCATCGACGTAATGAAAGCCCTGCAGGAACTTAACGCAGACAAGAGGGCAGCGACACTACAAGACCTATTCGGCAAAGAATCCATCGGAGCAATCGCGCCGCTGCTCGGCAATCTTGAGAATTTGCAGGAGAATTTTGATAAAGTTGCCGATGCAGCGCAGTACGCGGGGTCAATGGAGCAGGAGTATGCGGCGCGTAGTCAGACGACGGAAAATCAGATTCAGCTTGCAAAGAACGCGCTGGACGCTACGCAAATATCCATCGGCAACGCACTCCTCCCGGCAATTGGGAATTTGTTCGCAGCAGTCGCGCCCGTACTCACGTCCTTTGGCGAGTGGGCATCAAAGAATCAGGAACTTGTTGCAATCATCGCAGGAGTGGCGGCGGGAATTGCTGCGCTTATCGTTGCAATCGCAGGAATGACCTTGATCGTACAAGGCGCAGCCCTCGCCTATGCGTCCTTCCAACTTGCCGCTGAGTTTGTCAAAGGGCTTGAACTCGCGACGAGAATAGCAACGGCGGCGCAGTGGGCATGGAATATAGCAATGTCAGCCAATCCACTGGGGATGATCGTCATTGCGATTGCGGCGGTCGTCGGCGCACTCTATCTCCTCTACACACACTTTGACGGCGTGCGAGAGTATGCGGATAAAGCGTGGGAAGGAATAAAAGCCGCGTGGGCGAGTGTAGGCGAATTCTTCACACAGCTTGGAGCGGATATTGTGGATGCAATCTCATCTGCACTCAGTAGAGCAGGAGCGTTCTTCACAGGGCTCGGAACTGCGATTGTAGAAGGTATTCAGTCCTTCGTATCGGCGGCGATTGACTTCATTATGCGAATTCCTGAGCGTGTGGTATTTGCTATTGGATTCATGGCGGGGATCATCATATCGCTGCCAAGGCTCTACTTGAGGATGGTTCTTGCGATTGCGGGATTCCTCATGAGACTGCCGGGCTACTGCATGGAAGCAGGCACAGCGTTTTTTGCGGTGGCGATTGCGTGGCTGTTGGCAACGCATACGGCTTTTATCGAGAGGATAACGCAGATAGTCAATGACACATATACATTTCTTATGAACCTGCCCGCTTACTGCATGGAGACGGGGATGGCATTCCTTTCAGCGGCTGCGGCGTGGCTCATAGCGGCGTACACGACCGTTATCACATGGATAACGAACATAGTCAATGAGGCGTATACATACCTCATGAACCTGCCGACATACTGCACGGAAGCGGGCGCGTCGTTTGTTGCGGCAGCGGATGCATGGGCAAGCGATGCGTATGATGCCGTTATGAACTGGATCAGTCAGATACCAGAGGCGATTTCAAACACACTCAGTGGAGCGTGGGAGAATATCAAGGCGAGCTTTTCGGGCGGTTTCACGGTCGGCGTCGATGCCATCGCGGCGAATGCACGCGGCGGCATCTATCAGAGAGGGGCGTTCCTTACGACCTTTGCGGAGGATTCGGCAGAGGCGGCAATCCCAATTGACGGAAGTGCCCGCGCTGCGAGCCTATGGAGGCAGACAGGCGAAATGCTCGGGCTTTTACCGAATGCGAAAACGATGCAAGAGAGTGCGGCGCAAACACGGCCGCCGAAACTGACACTTGTACCGCCTATTACCAACGCCATACAGAACGCAGAGCCGCAAGCAGCAGCACGCATATCTATGATGCAAATGCAAGCACCACTCCCGATGCAGAATCCGACTGTTATGGCAATGCCGCCATCAAGCGGGGGTGTGAGTATCACCTTCAATCCAACCATCCACATCGACGGCGCGGTAGATGCGGGTGTTGTGGAACAGCTGCGCGTGGAACTTGAGCGGCAAAAACAGGAACTCATCGCTATGCTCCCGGCACTCATTAAGCGACAGGATGCGCATGAAAGGAGGCTTTCCTATGCCTGATACCTACACGAGCATACAAGGTGACACATGGGACATGATCGCCTATAAGGTCTATGGCAAGGAATCGGCAATGGTACAGATGATTGAGGCAAATAACGACCTCGTACACATCGCCATATTTCCATCGGGCATAAATGTCATTTGTCCAACCATTGCACCGGAAGCCTCACACATATTGCCGCCGTGGAGGAGGTAGGAAATGGCAGAATATGAAAATCCGCTAGACGATTGGCTGAAAGAGCTGCCGAGCGGATCGGAACTCTCGCGTCGTGCATGGCTTGAAATCAAGTACACTCCGGCGGGCGAGACGGAGGAAAAGGATATTTCCGAGGATGTGAGCAAATATCTCATATCCATGTCCTACACGGATAACCTATCCGCCGCAGCGGACGATGTGACACTCACACTTGAGGATCGAGCGCAGCTCTGGATGGAAGATTGGTTTCCGGAGGGCGAGGGCAATATGCTCGACATCACCATTCACACCTACAATCGCATCACCTTGAAGGACGGCGAGGCGATTTTTCATGCAGGGAAATTTGAGATTGATGAGGTGGAGATCGTTGGGTTCCCCTCCACTGTACAGATCAAAGGGGTATCGGTTGTCGGCGCGTCCACACTACGCGGCACGCGGCGTAATCAGACATGGGAGGAAATATCCGTCTGGAAATGCGCCTCCGACATCTGTGAACGAAACAATCTTTCGCTCATCTGGGACTGCGAGGAGAATCCGAACCTCGATCATGTGGAGCAGGCGGATGAATCCGACCTAGCATTTCTACTGAAAATCTGCAAAGACAACGGCATGAGCCTCAAGATCATGGCGGAGCAGATCGTCATTTTCGACGATGTGAAATATGAGGCACAAGAGCCGATCATCACCGTCTATAAGCCCGGCGTAAAGGCGGAGCTTGACGAAAAGACAATGCCGCTGCGGTGGCTCACGTCCTACAATATGCGTGCCAAGACGCGTGACACCTACGGGAGCTGTCACGTCAAGTATCAAAAGGGAAAGAAAAAAGAGGTCATTGAAGGCGTGTACACAATCCCCGGAAAGGAGAAAGGGCGCGTCCTTTTTGTACGTGAGCAGGTGGAGAATACTGCCGAGGCGGAGCGGCTCGCCAAGAAGAAGCTGCGCGAGGCGAACAAGGAAGAAGTGACGGGTAGTTTTGCAACCATCGGGAATACGAATTTCGCGGCAGGAATGACAATCCTGCTCAAGAATTTCGGGAAGTTTGACGGCAAATACATCGTGACAAAAGTATCGCACAGCGTCGAAGCATCCTATACAACGAGCGTTGATATAAGGAGGTGTCTGGATGGCTACTGATACGGGCAGCGCTGCGCTCTCGGAGTGTATTTTCATTGGTCAGGTGTCATCCTACGGAAAGACGCCGGGGACGGTCATCGTACGCCGTCCGGACAAGGATGACCGAACGACCGCTGAACTCGCCGTGATGAGCAGATGTACGAAGGAGACGAAGGACTACTGGATGCCGGCGATTGACGAGCAAGTCCTATGCGTCCTTTTGCCAAATACGTCAGGGAAAGGCCCCGGCGAGGGATTCGTCATCGGTGCGTTCTACAGTGAGGCAGACCCGCCGAAAGAGAGTGATCCGAGCGTACGCAGCATCCGTTACAAGGACGGAAGTTACATTGTAAATAACAACGGGGAAATGGAAATTCACGCATCAAAATCGCTGAAATTCACAGCCCCGCGTATTGATCTGAACTAAAGGAGGAGCATTATGCCAGCAGCAACAAGACAAGGAGATAATGATACGGGACATGATGCCTGTCCGCCGCGCGGACTTGCAGGGCACAGCGGGGACGTATACATCAACGGCAGAGGCGCGGGGCGTGTTGGGGACAGCTATCCAGCACATGGATGCCCCGTACACCCGCCGCACAGCGGAAACATCGCCGCCGGAAGTGGGACGGTATACATCAACGGACGTGCAGCGGGGCGCATCGGTGATCCTGTGTCATGCGGCGGGAGTGTAGCCGTGGGAAGCGGAAACGTATTCATCGGCGGGTAACGTCGCCGACAAGGGAAGAAGGTGACGGACTATGTATATCGGCTACATGGGCGATATTGTCTTTGTCGTTTCGCCGCATTATATGCTCACGCCGATGGACTATGAGCGTGAGAGTGCGGGGCGCTGGACAGAGCATGACCTACTCATGCGAAAGCCTGTCAGTCAGTTTGGAGGTCCCGGGCTTGAAAAGCTGTCATTTAGCATTATTCTTGACGCGGCGCATAATATCGACGTTGCCGCGCAACTGGGGAAACTGCGCAAGATGCGTGACACGGGGGCTGTATTTCCGCTCATCATCGGAGGAAAGCCCGTTTCGCAGTGCTATTGGCGACTGGACAGCATCAAGGAGGCGGGGCATTACTGGACGGCGGACGGGCGTTTGCTCCAATGTACGCCGTCACTCACCCTCACGGAATACGATGACAGCAACTATGTCGAAGAAAAGAGCATTGTGAACAAATATGGGAAAGCGTACAACATCACGAGTGCCGTTTTGGGAGGGCTGTGACGTGCTCTATACAATCAACGGCGGCGATGCACCGCTGATCAATTTCGCACCTAAGACACTTGCTGAGGAAGTCCTGCAAAACGTCCGTATGATTATATCCACAGTCAAGTATTCCGTGCCAATGGATCGTGCCTTTGGCATTGACGGCGCGATTGTTGACCGCCCGATCAATATCGCAAAGGCACACCTTACAAACGAGATATTTCGTGCGGTACGCCGCTATGAACCGCGTGCAATCATCGAAGCCATTGACTTTAACGGCGATGAGAGCGGAAAACTGACACCGATAATAAAAATACGAATCAATGAATAATGCAAGGAGGTGAAAGTGAATGGGACTCAAAAATTTAGAGCAGCTGAAATTTGTGGATGCGAACCCGGAAGAAATGGAAATTCACGTCTTGGACATCGTGGAGGCACTGCTGAAACGAAAACTTGCACGAGCCGATCCCTTGCGCTTATTCCTTCTTGGTATTGAGGCACTGCTAATTCAGCAGCGCCTTTTATTTGACCAGATGGCGAAGATGAACCTGCTTGCATATGCAAAGGGGAGTTATCTCGACCATATCGGTGCGCTTGTCGGTACGGAACGACTGCCCGCAAGCCCGGCAACGGTAACGATGAAGCTCACGCTCTCAGCGGCACGGGAACAGGCAGTCATCGTTCCCAAAGGGGCGCGGATCACGGCGGGGGATAATATTTATTTCGCGCTGAGCGAGAACGCCATCATTCCGGCGGGGAAATTATCCGTCGCGGCGTCGGCAACCTGCATCGAAAATGGGGGGCGAGGGAACGGCTACCTGCCGGGAGAGATCAGCAGAATCGTTGACCCTGTGCCATTTTGGGCGGCAGCGGAGAACACGACAAAGAGCGAGGGCGGCGCGGATGTGGAGGATGATGAATCTTATCGTGAGCGCATCCACGAAGCGCCGGAAAAGTTTTCAACGGCGGGGCCGACGCTCGCGTATGAGTATCACGCAAAGGCGGCGTCGGCGATCATCTCGGACGTAAGTGTAGACAGCCCTGCGCCGGGCGAGGTTGACGTTTATCCGCTCCTAAAGGGCGGCGTGATTCCGGGCGAAGAAGTCCTCTCGCTTGTACGCGAGAAGCTGAATAACCGTCGTATCCGTCCGCTGACGGACAAGGTGAGCGTAAAAGTCCCAGAAAGCGTGAAATACGATATTGAAGCACGGTACTACATCGACCGCCGCGACGCAACCGAGGCGGCAGCAATACAGACACGCGCGGAAAACGCTGTGCAGGAATTTATCGCATGGCAGAAGGAGAAGCTCGGACGGGACATCAACCCGACCGAGCTTTATTATCGCCTGCGAGCAGCGGGCGTAAAGCGGGCAGAGATCAAATCCCCCGTATTCAAAAAGACGGAAAAGAATCAAGTCGCCATTGCCGATCATGTCAATGTGACATTCGGAGGACTGGAAGATGAGTAAAGACCTGCAAAGCGTTTCACTTCTTGACATCCTGCCACCGAATCTTCTCGCCGATAAACAGATTCATGCGGCGGCACGGGCGCTCGATGATGAACTGCAAAAAATCACAGCGGCGACAAGGAACGCCCTGCTCCTGCCGCGCCTTGACGAACTTTCGGAGGAGGTCATCGACCTTCTCGCATGGCAGTGGCACGTCGATTTCTATGAGCCGTCTATGAGCATTGAGACGAAGCGTCAGCTCGTGCGTGAGTCTATCGCATGGCATCGTATCAAAGGAACAAAAGCCGCTGTTGAAAAGATGACACAGACCGTTTTCAAAGGCGGTGTTATCACAGAATGGTTCGAGTATGGCGGTGAGCCATATCATTTTCGGATTGATGTTTTGAACGCACCAAACATGACGGAGGAGAACAGGGGGCGCTTGCTTGCAGTCGTCAATGCCTCAAAAAACACAAGGTCATGGTTGGACGAACTCAGATTTCAACGGGAAACGCGGAATATTGTGTACTTTGGCGAAGCCCCATCCATCCACACGACCTATGAGATACGCCCAGCAGAGA